CTACCCAACTTACCTTCATCACTGACCCCTCTTTCTCTGAGGTTGATGGTCCTTGCGACTCATTGGCTCCCCGCCAAGTTTGCGCGCCCAGAAACGCTCTCCCTGAGACCACTCTATATATCCCCCTTCAATTCTGGTTTTGCACCAACCCCGGTCTTGCTCTGCCTTTGATTGCTCTCCAATACCACGAGGTCAAGATTAATCTTGATATTCGTCCTATTGATGAGTGCTTGTGGGCTGTCACCACCTTGTCTTGCAACTCTGGAGAAGCCTCTGCTCAACCCAATATTTCTAAGGGTCAAGCCTCTCTTGCTTATGCCAACAACCAATACACTCCGGGCCGCCCCGTGCCTGCCGCCATTGCCTATAACCAGTCTTTGGTTGCTGCCTCTTTGTATGTTGATTATGTGTTTTTGGACACTGATGAGCGCCGAAGATTCGCTCAGAACCCCCACGAGTACCTTATTACCCAGCTCCAGTTCACTGGTGATGAGTCTGTTGGTTCTTCTAGTAATAAGATCAAGCTCAACTTTAACCACCCAGTTAAGGAGCTTATCTGGATTGTCCAGCCCGATCAGAACGTTGACTATTGCTCATCTTTGGTGTGTGATGCTCTCCTGTTCAAGGTGCTAGGTGCTCAACCTTTCAACTACACTGATGCCATTGATGCTTTGCCCAACGCTATCCACGCGTTTGGTGGCCCCGCTTCCATTGCTGCTGACTCTCGTGCGTTCATTGATGCTCGTGGTCTCTTCAATGATGCCGGTGCTCTTGACTATGACATCCCTGTTGGTTTCACTGGATACTGGCATGGTCCCCAGAATCCTTACAATGAGGCCAACATGGGTGGCCCGGCTGTTCCCCAGAACCAAGCCACCACCGCTGCTATCCCCGCTGATATTCTTGCTCAACTCAAGGATTTGTCCTCTGGTCACAACGATAACTCCACAGTTTCCGATGCCGGCACCTTTGTCATGACTGAGGCGTCTCTTGACCTTCACTGCTGGGGACAGAACCCCTGCGTCACCGCTAAGCTCCAACTTAACGGCCAAGATCGTTTCTCTGAGCGCGAAGGAACCTACTTCTCGTGGGTCCAACCTTACCAGTCGCACACCAGATGCCCTGATGAGGGTATTAACGTGTACTCTTTCGCCTTGAGACCTGAGGAGCATCAACCCAGCGGCACGTGCAACTTCTCCAGAATAGATAACGCCACTTTACAGCTTGTTCTTAGTAACGCCACAGTTGAGGGAACCAAGACTGCCAAGGTCCGTGTCTATGCCACCAACTACAACGTGCTCAGAATCATGAGTGGTATGGGAGGCCTCGCGTATAGCAACTAAACGATTTGTTACGATTTATCGTCTCATTGTTTATATAAAATTTTAATAATTAAATTAATGCTTTTTAATTATTAAAGCAAAAAACAATATAAAGACAAGGCTCTATATAATATATAAAATGAGCATAGACATAGTAAATCTTATTGAAAGCAACCCTATTACCAAATTAAATGGTAATTATCAATCAAAATTGATAACCAAAGTGCAAAGTAATTTTAATAATTATGAACAACAGATGTTTATAGCCAGTTTTTATTGTTATTTAAAGCATGATAGTAAAAATGATTTTGTTATTGATTTAGATAATATTTGGCAATGGTTAGATTTTAGTTCTAAATTTAACGCAAAAAGATTATTAGAAAGTAGTTTTAAAATAAATGTAGATTATAAAAAATTGCTTCTCCAAACGGAGAAGCAATCAAATGTTAAAGGAGGACACAATAAAGACATATTTATGTTAAATATTAGGACATTTAAGTTATTTTGTATAAAGGCAAGCACAAAAAAGGCAGATGAAATTCATGAATATTTTATTAAACTAGAAGAAATTTTACAAGAAGTATTAATAGAAGAAAGTAATGAATTAAAACAACAACTATTACAACAATCTAACGATTTTAAATCATTAGAAGACCAAAAGACAAAAGAATATGAATTAAAGTTAGAGAAGCAAAAGATTCTTGAAAGAGAGAAAATATTGCTTAAAGAGTATGCAACAATTGGCTCCATTGTGTATTTAATTAAAGTCAAAACATTTGAAAATAAACAATACATTATAAAACTTGGAGAGAGCCGTAGAGGTATAAAGGATAGATATAACGAACACAAATCAAAATATGAAGAATGTTTATTGTTGGATTGCTTTGCCGTCAACAAAAGCAAAGACTTTGAAAGTTTTTTACATAATCATGAAACAATTAGAGGCAACAAAGTTGCTGATTTAAAAGGACATGAATCTGAGTTGGAATTATTTTTAATTGGTAAAAATCTTTCTTATAAAACAATATTGGATATTATAAATAATAATATTAAATATTTTAATGACAATAATACAAATAAATTAGAATTAGAAAATGAACAATTAAAACTTATGATTGAAATGAAGACAAATAATAATGATAATTTGTTAATACAAGAATTAGTGCAAATAGTTAAGCAAATGTCAGGCAAAATAGATAACCTAGAAAAGTCAAATCGAGAAATATTGAGTAAACTGAATGCCAAAGATATAAAAGTATTTACTGGATTTAATGAACCATTAGTATCACTTGGTCCCCGATTGCAAAAGATAAATCCAGAGACATTAGAACTAGTTAAGGTATACGAAAGTGTATCTGAAGCAATGAAAGAAGATAATAATAACAAAAGACCCAGCATTAATAAGGCTGTTGTTGAAAATACAATTTATAATGGTTTCAGATGGTTATTTGTAGATAGAGAATTGGATGCCAATGTAATTTATAAAATTTCACCAACAAAGCAAACTAAGGTTCAAAGTTTGGGATATATTGCCAAACTAAATTCAGATAAGAGTGAAATATTAAATGTATATTTGGATAGAAAAACTGCAGCACATTTTAATGGATACGAATCAATGTCAGCATTAGATAATCCTGTAAAAAATTTTACATTAACAAAAGGTCACTATTATAAATTATTTGATGAGTGTGATGAAATAGTTCAAAATAATTTTATCAAAACTAACGGCGAGCCTGTATTATATAAAAATGGTGTAGGTCAATATAATGCCAGTAATAATCTGGTTAAAGAATTTATATGTAAATATGATTGCATTAAACAATTGCAAATGAGCGACAAGACGTTAACAAAAGCGCTTAATAAAAATACAACATATAATGGTTGTTATTTTAAAGAATTAGATAGTAAACTCAAAATTCTATAACTAACAAAATAAACTATAATAATAAATAAATATATTTAGTATTATATATAATGTCATCATCCACTTTACCGGCACATTTACCCAGACATGGAGAGATTAAGGCGCTTATTGCGTTTGCACAAAATCAAGGAGCAAACGGCCATGATGATTTTGGAAAGGCTGAACGAATGTTACAAAAAATGAAAGACAGAGGTGTAAACTTAAACAAAGTCCGCCGAGCAGCAAATGAAGAGATTTTTGACGACCGCAATGCGCAAGAATTTTTAATTGAACGAATTAGATTTGTAGAAACAGGAGCAGAATCACCTAATTCTCAGCGCCGGCGTGCGTCTAGAACTGCAACTAATAGTGCTGTCGCAAAAGGCAGACGAACTAAACGCCGTTCTAGTCGCAGTTCTAGACGTAATCGTCGAACTAAACGCAGGCATTAAATTATTTATATTTAATATGGTGCAAGTCATTTTTAACATCAATAGAAAATGATATAAAATATGCCATTAAACGAGACATTTCATATTTCATATTGTTATTTTGTTCAACCAAGTGCTTCATTTGGTCTTCCAAATTAATTAACTTGGCAGTGATATTAATAAGTAAATTGTCCTTTTCTAGAGACATTCGATGTAATGTTTGAATATCATTTATAAGGTCATTTGTATTGGTAGAATCTTGAGACATTGTATTATAATTTAATAACAAATAACCTTTAAATTTTATTAAATTATATAATTATGATTATGAGTAAAAGTTTTGTGTAAACAACTTAATATTAAATTGTGTATTATATATTATAATGTCATTAAATATTCAAATCCCAGCAAATATTTTCCAAACGTGGCAAACAAAGAGTCTACCTCCAAAAATGTTTTTAGCAATGATGAAAATTAAAAAACTTAATCCTGGATTTAAATATTTTTTATTTGATGATAATGATTGCAGAGAATTCATTCAAAAAAATTTTGAACCAAATGTATTAAACGCATATAATAGATTAATTCCAGGAGCATATAAGGCCGACTTGTGGCGTTATTGTATTTTATATAAATATGGAGGTATTTATTTAGATATAAAATACATTCCGCGTAATAATTTTAAATTTATTAATTTTCTTAAAAAAGAACATTGGGTGTTAGATGCAAATAAAGTAGGAATATACAATGCATTTATGGTTTGTAAATCAGGCAATGATATATTAATAAAGGCAATAAATCAAATAGTAGAAAATGTAAATAACAAATTTTATGGTGTTTCATGGTTAGAACCTACAGGACCGAGATTGTTAGCCAAATATTTTACAAATGAAGAAAAGGAAAAATTGAATACAAAACATGTATTAATTGGTTCAGGACCCCCCGATAGTCAAAAATATATCATGTTTAATGGCGCCTTAGTATTAAAATGTTACGAAGGTTATCATGCTGAACGTGAAAAATATTCAGTCAAACAACATTATTCCAAACTATGGGAAACAAGACAAATTTATTTATAAATTCGTCTTTCTTGCCACATTTCATTGTATCTTTTAATATTAGATTTTATTT